TTTTCAATCAATGAAACACGTTCAGGCATCTCCATTGCTTCAAGAATTTGAAAGCGCGACTCATAGGAACAATTGGACTCACCTTGCTTGAAATGACCCAAAGGAATGATATCCCAGACCACAGCTTCTACCATACCAGCTTCGTTCTCAGAGATGGTACCCTTTACCGCCTTGTTTAAGATGCCATTACCTTTCTGACGGTTCATGATATTGCCAGAACGTTCTCTCACAACCAATTCACCATCAAACACCACAGGGAGTTCACCTGCCAATTGTAGAAACTCGGCTTCAAGATTTCCAAGCAAATCAATTTGCTTACCGTTTCGTGAACGAAAGTCCACTTTACCATTTTCCACGATGGCATTGAATCGCATCCCATCCAACTTCAATTGCACATAGGCGGGATAGGTCATTTTATTCATGATTTTCTCATCAAATCCAGATGCCAACATGACAGGATATGTGGGAATCAAGTTAGGCCAAATCTTGTTTACTGTAGCCTCAGACACCCCACACCTCAAATCCTTTTCAATGACACGTTCAATCACCTTGGCATCATCGGCATCAAGAGATTCCAGGATCCAGTGAAGATGATGAAATGCTGCATTTCCCGTCAAGGTCCGAGAAGAAAACTTTTCCAATTCATCCAATGCTTGTGTAAGTGTGATATGGGTGTTTCTCACGCCCGTCTTATATGGCATGATGCGTCGAATGTAAAACTGTGTATATGGATCAAGAGCAAGAAATAACACCTTGCGGAGTGTTAGGTCCGCAAGGTGTTCCTTAAGAATGGCTTCTTTTTCTAGGCGGCTGGTAGTCGCGGCAAGTTGCTCAAAGATTTGGTTCACCATGAATGATATATCCTCGTTTAAGAGTCTATATGTAATATACATCATTCATTGTGGTTTGTCAAGTATGTACAGGCACCGAATATCGTTTGGAAAACTCTATAGCATCAATGCGGTTGTTCACCATAGGTTTACCTTTAATGTTTAAACTGGTATTTAAAATCATCGGGCATCCAGTTTCTTTGTACCATTCTTGTAAGAAACTATGAAAGTAGGGTGAATCCTTTTGAGAAACCGTTTGTACGCGAGATGTCCCATCTGCGTGTACAATGGCAGGGAATTGTAAAGGATGTTTGCACAATGCCGTGTATTGCATATAGGGACTTTCCATAGTAGGCATGTGAAAATACTCATGGGCATGTTCGGCAAGAATGGCAGGTGCAAAGGGACGGAACTTCTGTCGTTTCTTGATGACATTCACCTTATCCTTGATGTCATCACCGCGAGGATCAGCCAATAAACTTCTATGTCCTAAAGCACGAGGACCAAATTCTGCACGACCAAATGCCACACCTGTAATGCCATCTTTCTGTAGTGTTTCAATCAATTGTCCCGTGGGATATTTCACACCCATATCAAATCCAAGATAGGGACCACGCCAGTTCAAGAATTCTTGTTGATGAGCAGCAATGGCACCGAGACTATTTCCTGCATCGCCTGGATTTGGCATAATCCAGACATTCTCAAAATATTGGAAGGCAATATTATTGGCAACACAATTCAAGGCACACCCGCCACCCAACACTAAGTTTTTACTTCCTGTGAGTTTTTGTGCCTTATCTACTAAATCATGAAAATATAGTTCGTAGACAAATTGTGTTGCCGCGGCAATATCATACAAGTCTTGTTGAGATTTCAATTCAGGGCGCCAGTTCATGCATCCTCGATGAAGATTATCATTCAACTTCAAAATGTCTCTGCTATCAAAGAAATCTTCCAAAATCATTGGGGTATACTTCAAAGGATCCCCATATGCCGCCATGCCCATGAGAATATATTCTTCTTCATTGGGTTTTAATCCTATTCGTTGGGTCATGGCTGAATACCACAACCCTAAACTATGTGGATATTTAACAGAGAATTTCTTTGTTAGATTGTTATCTGTGCCATGCCAAATGGTTGTGGTGTCAAACTCACCGATGGCATCAATTACTAATACAGCCGCTTCTTTAAATGGGGAGGTATAATATCCTCCCGCTGCATGACTATGGTGATGTCCTACAGTAGTGACGGGTGCCGTGATGTTGTATTTGTTTAGATACCCTCTAATACTATTATTGATCCATCCTTGTCCTGCACGAAGTTGCCGTAACGTTTTCAGCCAAGGATTCTCATACCACACAACAACATCAGGCTCACCATATCGTTTGGCGTCTGTAACAATGCCCGGATTTAAATGAGCATCATTTTTTATTCCTGAATATCGTTCAGATTGTGATGCATACAAGATTTCGCCATCTTGGACCACAGAGATGGCAGCATCATGGCTATTGGCAGATATACCCCAGATTATCATTTCTTTTTCAAACTAATCAGTTCTATGTTATCAACATGGTTGAGTTTAATATCTTTTGCATGCTCAACACAAATGTTATATAACCAAGGATAAATTGCTTTCCAATCGGTTCCTCGTCTAACATCTATTTTATCCAAATAATCCCACAACTTACGTAGGCGAACAGGATCAATGTCATGTTTCACTACCTTTTGCTTAAAACCATCTAGATAATTTTTTCTAGGGAACTCCTCAACAGGTATTTGTTCTATAAGGTCATCAAAATATTTTGTTGCATGATGGCCAATAATACATGGGTCCATAAATGATGGTGTCACAACAATATTCCAACCGTAATTGATATATTTTGTTTTTTTCCAGTCATTTAAAAAACTATAAAATTCTGCCATAGTAGGCAAGGTTAATGGCGTGATAGTAGAATGGACAGAAACTCTAACGTGAGGTGAAGTCATTAGTGTTTCAAAGTTAGTTTTCCACTCATCTAAACTCATACCATATCGAGCAAACTCTGCTTCAGGGCCCCAACAATCCATACTACACACAATTTCAAATGATTGTAATTTTCCGCTATCAATTAATGTACCCACACGTTCAATTTTTTTCTTAAACTGTGCGGGATCATGCTTTAAGTTACTAAATATTTTCCAATTGGTATTTGGATGTTGTCTAGCCTCAAAAAATGATAGACATTCTTCAAATTCAGGTTGATACATAGGTTCTCCGCCCAAAATTTGAAAATGATATAAGTCGGTAGAATGTTTATCCATCCACTTCCAGAATTCTTCTTTTCTATGTTCATATCCTTCTCTACTTTTGAATCCCATCAGGTCATATTCAGCTTCAATGGGACCAAAGCGTTCAATTTCATTCTGAATTAATGAACTGAAGAATGGCGAGCAATAAACACACTTTTGATTACAAACATTGGTGAAGTATACTTCCAGAATTCTAGGAGTAACGTGAGTGGCATCAGGAACATCAAACAATTCTTTAGGGACAAGGTCTAAATCATTAATAAAAGAAGTTCTTTCACTGGCACCCCCTGCATCTTCAATTGTCTTACAATATTCACAGCCGTTACCTGGCCATTCACCGGCCAACATCTTTTCTCTATCCTTTATTTTATCCGGATGATTATGGAAGTTTTGGATATCATCAGACACATCCCACCCATGACAGCGATGACAACTAGAGGAAGACCCCTCAGAAAGAAATAATGTACTCCAGGTCCATTTGAACTGGCATGCTGTATTAGTTTTAATAGGAAAAACTTTAAACTCTTTTTGCATTTTTACAATCTATTTGATAGTTTGTTGGTAGGGTAAAATACCCACCCAAGTTGAAGGTTCACCCCAGTATAGGCTACTGAAAAAATCCGGAGTGTTATGATTTACATATTGTGGAAATTTTTGTTCTATTATAGAAAATAATCTATGGGATAAGAATCTATATCCATATTCATTGGGATGACCACATACAGGTGATAACATTCCTACACGAAACATTTCTTCAACAGAAGGGAAAAATCTTTTAAATTTATCCATAGTTGTGATATCAGCATCAGATATATTTTTATATTCATTATTTTTTAACAAAAAATTTGAATCCGGAAGATAGGAATTTAAGTACTCATCGTGTGAAAAATATTTAGTATGTAGTTCAGCAAGATTAGTTGGAATATTCGTTTTAAAATTAAACATAGAAAAATATAAGAAGTTGAAACTATAACGGTTACATAAATTTCTCATGGTTTTGACATGGAAAATTTGTTCTAGAAAATGATCCAATATATTATTTTGGGTAAAATTATTATAAGAGACACCGAGTGAATAGTGATTGGTGTCGCCATGTTTATACCCAGGTAATATACTAACATTTTTACCATCTTTATAGAATGATATTCTTTCAGGAAAAGTAAGACCCCATACAACTAATACATCATAATTTTCAGATAAAGAATTTTCATCAAATACTTCTATAAATCGTTTAATTGCATTTGAATCACTAGAACCTCCTAACCCCAAATTTATCAACACATCATAATTTAGACTCTTTTGTAAATAACGAGACCAACTATGCATATGAAATCTTGGTCTATACAATTTGTATCTCTCTACAACAAAATCATTTCCAATATTGTTTGGACGATGGACAGAAGGAATTTTATTCAAATCGTATGCACCAACTCCTTCGGTAAAACTACATCCTAGCGTTATTAACAGTTTCTTTTTCATAGTGTCAATATGTTTGAAAATTCCTCAAACACAGAAGCATAATTTTGTTTACGGTATTCATCATGAGTTTTCATTTTGTGAATGAATTCCTGTTCTAGATTCTTACCTTCGGCATTCATAAAATTTAGTACGGAAGTAAGGTCAGTATTTAAATGCGTGTACTTATTGATTTTTTCACTAATTTTATCCTTAGTGAATGAAGAAAGATTTACAATTGAAAGAACCTCAGGGTGATATAAAATGTTTAACCAAACAGGTATTTCTTGTGATTGAAAAAATTCAAGATACTCAGGTAGATAAAATACATTAATGGAACTGACGGTTAGACAAATTTGCGTTCTTCCTGAAAATTCATTTTTAAATCTTTGAATGTTATTCAAAACACTATCCCACTTGGCAGGATATCGTTGATACTCAAATTGTGGTCCGATTCCATCAATACTTAGCATAATATCCACATCCTCAAAATGTGGCCAGATTTCCTTTACAGCTATTTCAGGGAAAATAGTTCCGTTGGTATTATAGTGTATCTTTTGTTTTTTACTATATCCCATCTCAATACTTTTTTGTAATACTTGAAAATGGCGGGAGATTAAGAAAGGTTCTCCCCCATATATTTCAAATAACTCAACATTAGGTAATATAGTATTCAAATCGGTCCAAAAATTTTCATTATAATCAGGCCATTGCATTACTTGCTTTCTATCTGCGTTTACTTTTTGTCCAATATCAGTAACTATGTCAGAACCATATATATCCTTATGTTCCTTTACCCAATTACTAGAACTACCTGGGCTACAAATTCTACATTTTAAATTACATGTGTTACCTAATTTGAGGTCAAGAAATTTTATCTCACATACAGTATTTTCTGAGTTAATTCTTTCTGGTGTAAAAGTTTCGTGATTTATATTCCATCTTTTATTTTCACGTATTCTTTTACTTTCTTTACCAAATTCTTCTTCCTTCCAACAGGCAGCACAGGCAGTGGGTTTTTTACCTTCTAATAGAGAAGTTCTTAAATTTCGGATAGAAGAAGAATTCCATACATCTGATAAGGTGTCTTTACTAAGGGAAAAAAATTCTCCTGTATCCTTTGTATAAAATTCTTGACTCATACAGCAAGGTGCAACAAAACTGTCCGACCGTGCCTCTAAATGCACAAATGGAAGAATACAAAATGTTTTACTCATGAAACATAAAACTCAATTCAGGAAATGTAGAGGTAAAAGATTCCTTTCTAATCTTATCTAGATGTTTAGTGAGGCTTATAAACTGCTCATGATTTACTGCGTCAAAGGGAGCAGTAATATAATTTTTAGCCAATTCCCATCTATCTAACATGGTCTTACCACAAAGTTTATTTTTCGTGAGAAAGTCAATTTTTTCCTGATATTTTTCTGCTACCTGTAAACGAAAATCTAAAGGAACAACATTTGCTTTATACCAAAGAGGATCAGTTACAATGTTTATATTCATATTATCATATGAAATAAAATTATTATCTATCATGTAATCATAGTACTCAACTAAGGTTGCAAAATTAAAAACGCTCAACGTTACACCAATAATAAATTCGACATGTGGAGTTAATGTTTTAATATCACGAATATTTTTTTCTGCTTTGGACCAAGTCAGTCCTTTTCTAATGTACTCCGCTCTGGGACCCCATGAATCTAAAGAAGCTAGTACAACAACTTTATCAAATTTCTTCCAATAATCACAGATATGTGTATTTTTAAATACAACATTAGATAAATTGGTGTTATATATCAGATTGATATTTGTTTTGTTGTGTTCAATTAAAAGATTTAAAAATTTATAGTGCTCTTCCATCAGTAAGGGCTCACCGCCAGCAAAATACACACTTTCTATTGTAGGTATTATTTCTTCTATCTGTTCCCAAAAAATTTCCCTGGGAATATCGGGTTTAGTTACAACAACACTTCCCGCAGGTTTGCCTAAAAGAGTATTATGGTCTAATGCCCACTTACTACTAAGCTCAGGGCCACATGTTCTACACCGTAAATTACAAAAATTACTAAATCTAAAATCAACATAGGGAAGATTCATCTTCTCAACTGTGCCATCTTCTAAAGTCTCATCTACTTTATCAATGTGATGGAAAAAATTACGAGTTATGTCAGTGCGAAGGCTATTACCACCAAATTCTTCTATCTCGTAGCATCTGCTGCATTCAGGAACATATTCATCGTTTAACATTGCTAAACGATTCTTTTTCATTTGAGGTGAATTCCATAGATGCTTCAAAGAATTTTCTTTAGAAAGAACCCCTAACGGAGTTTGTGGGTCAGATGTACAACACATGTATGTGTTGCCGTTAGGCCATGTATGCATATGTATCCACGGTATTAAACAAAATCTTTTACTTTCTTTTAATAGCTCTTTGTTAAACATGTTCATCTAATACACTGTTAAAGGTTATGAATTTTTCTCGCATACTTTCTATGCTAGGTTTTGACAAATGATTTTTTACATTATCGAAATCCCATGAGTACATGATGTTCCGACACTGCTCTATTATAACACTCTTTTTATGTTCTTCTAGATGCCATGCTTGTTGAAATACTGGATCATAAACCCAGTTTATGTGTATTGGAATTTTTTCTTGATGAACTATAAAATCATAAAATTCAGCTATATGTTCAATATTATATAGGCTAACAGTTTGTACGACACTTAATTCTATCCAGGATTCCTGTTTTAATTTCCGTAGATTTGCCAACGTTGTTTCCCACACACTATTGGTTCTGATGTATTCATTTCTTTCTCCCAAATCATCTATGCTTGCACTTATAGTACACTTCTTGAATTGTTTCCAGTAGGCTAATAATTCATCATCAACATTAGTGAGATTTAAATTGTACCAAAGTTCAATATTATTATTTAATCCGGTCTCAATGAGTTTTTCAAGATAGGAAAAATGTTTTTTAATTAATGTGGGTTCTCCTCCATTAATGTATATTCTTTTAACATTGTGTGAATGAGATAGCAAATCATCCCAGAAGGTATCACTCTCATACCATGTGCCACGTTCAATATCTCCATATTTCGTGACGAACGAAAGTTTATGTTCTAACATTTTATGGTCGCGTATCCATTTGGTACTACTTGCAGGATTACATGTTCGGCATCGAAGATTACACACATTACCCAAGCGAAGTTCGATGAATTCAAAGTCAAGGGAAATAGTACCGTCAGAGTTAGTGTGTTCTACAATATCATCAGAAAAATATCGCTCATTTTCTTCAATTCGTTTACTTCGTAGTCCCATGCGCTCATCATCATAACAGCGTTTACATGAAGCGGGTTCAACACCGTTTAACATTTCTAAACGAACCTGACGATAATAATCACTATTCATGATTTCATTGATGCTGTTCGTGTTTAACGAAAGCCACTCAACCTTATCTCCTTGAAAATTTCTTGCTCGACTTGCTCCACCTGTGTGGTCTGAAATGCAACACAATGTACAACCACCGTGAGGATGTGTGGCCAAATGTTTCCAAGGCAATGAGCAAATTTTACCGTACGGATTGTCTATTCCACCAGTCATATAATTCTGTATCCTGTTTGTAAATATCTTCGATAGTATATAGTTCTCCGCGAACTTTATCTAATTGTCGATGCCAATTTCTTCCATTAAAGAATTTTTCTTCGGCATCTGAAAATTGTTCCTGGAAGGTCGGGCGCTTCTTCATCTCGTTTAACGTGTTTATTAGTGAGTAGCTTTTACCTGTTGCCCGAGGTGTCATATATGCCAATAGTTCGTCAATTTTTCTATCTAGAATATGTCGTGGCCATGCAAAAGGACTCAACACAATATCGGGATGAAATGCAAACATAATTTTTGTTTCAATACGCACATTTAATTCCAATGATAAATCAAACAAATCTTTTAATGCAAACATGCCTGGTCCTGTAATAGTCAAGTCAAACAACATTCTATCTTGACCACCTGGAATTTGTAAACCTTGTTTGAAATTGTTTAACCATATATCCCATTTAATACCTTTACGAATATATTCAACAATGTCGCCCGTGCCATCAATACTGGCACACATCAACCAATCTTTAAATTGTGGGAGATAGTCATATAAGTTCTTGCCATAGTATTCCACACGACTTAAATTGCTATTATATCGAAGATAACAATTTTTTGCACTACCGTTTTTAATCATTTCCTCCAATGCCCACCAATGTATCTCATACATCAGCGGTTCCCCTCCGACCCAGTAACATTCCTCAACAATGCCGCGAGAAATGGCATCACGAAATTCAGGCTCCACAACATCAATCTGGAATTTCTGCATCTTCTCTTTGACTTCAGGAATCATGAAGGGCTGGTGTTCAGGTGTCCAGAACCCATGTTTCTTCTTTTCAGCCTCCCAGGATGAACTAAGCTGTTCACCACACATTCTACATTTGAAATTACAAATGTTAGAGTACCGATAATCAAATGAAATGGGTTCCATAGTTGTGAATCCTGTTTCATCCGTCTTGGTAAATGCCTCTTGAATCTTGTGTTGAAATAACGCACCCGTGAACCATTTACGATAACTACTAACACTCAAAATGTCATCGTTACATACATCACACTGAGGGATACGTTCACCTGCCATGAGTTTTTTACGAATATCCTTCATGTACTCACTATTCCAGTGTTCCTTAAGTGACACAGGATTGAAATCATCTGCTGATGTTTTTGATGCTTTTACTTCACCATATCGTTCATCATTTGATGCATCAATGTATTGTTTTTGAAAACTATGTTCCTCACGGCTGGCACAACACAACCTACGTTCTCCTTGCGGGGAGATGTAGGTGTGTGTCCAAGGTGCCATACAAAATACTTTATTTGGACTCTCAGGATCCAGCTGGCCATGTTGCCAGATTGGAAGAATCTTACTCATTGGCTCCTAACTCATCCTTGAGGGTATTCCATCCATGAGATGTATCTTCATCATATCCTGCCGTAGTGGCAGGATCTCCTGCCATGTCATGTATAACATTTAATTCCTTACGATACCGATTATTCTTGATTTCATCTTCTGTTGGCACCGGAACATCAATACTATCAATGAAGTCTACAAATTCCTTCGGAAATGTTTCACGGAAATTTTTTCCTCGACGCACATCATATTGTAAGTAGAAATTTTTGAAATCATTATACAACATGTCCTTCTCGGCAGTATTTTTATGTGGTGTGTCAACACTATCAAGATAATCAATTAGTCGCTCCACATGAGCTTGCTCCCATGGGCTTAATAGTGTGAGACCGTTCATATCCTTCTCTCCTTTCACAAGAACAGCATCAAGCCAAATTCGAAGTTTATCACGGAATTTCTCCTTCATGTCTTTGGGCAGTACAGCTGCACTTTGAAATGATGGGAAACGAAGAATGTTTAATGACATGTTCATGTACTGACGACCATATTTTCTCTTGAACTCAAACATATCATCCATAAATTCTGTGATTGATGATAAACACAGGCTGTTAATGGTCATCATCATATGTAAACTTTCAAGATTACCCTCAGAAATTAACCGATGTAAGTTGTTCTTCCATTCCTCATATTTCATACCATCACGAATATATTCGGAATGTTTACCCACTGATTCATTTGAAGTGTAAATTTGAAAACGAGGTACATGATGACTAGCCTCAATCAACTTGTCCAGTGTTTCTTGTTTTTTCGGTACAAGATTTGAGTTCATGGCAAATCGCATATTTCTACCACGTTCCGGATTTTGCTTGAACCAATCAAATAACTTCCAGACTGACGGTGCCATCAAAGGTTCGCCGCCTGTGATACGGATTTCTTCAAGATTATCTGCCAAATCTGATTCCCACCAACGCCAAAATGCCTTGACATACGGATTCTCATCCTCGTGACGATATCCTTGAGCCCAGGGTGCAACATCAATGAAATGTCCTCGTCCATCACTTACAATATTTCTATATGGACCTAAAGTTTTAATGTCTTTCACCCAGGTTGTTGAGAAGGCAGGGTTACAATATGAACATGCAAAATTACAAGTCCGTTCAAAAGAAATTTCTAGTGTACGAAGCGTAACATCATCCTGCCAATTCATTGTACTGGCACGAAGAATGTCCGCATCCTTGTAAATTTCTGTTTTGTATACTCGGTCAGAGACATTGTTTCTTCCGATATCTTCCACCTTCCAACAATACTCACATTCTGCTGGGCGTGTACCTTCTTGCATGTACTTACGCATTAGCTTTTTATGTTTTGTGTTGTGAATGGCAGAAGGATTTGCTTCCAATTCTGCGACATCAATGTTATGACCAGGAGGATGGTGACAACTTGTAGTCTGTCCATGTCCCAACCAAATGGTTGCATTATACCATTTGGCAGCACAGAAACTTGGGCTGACACTATCAATCATTCGTTTCTTGAATTCTAAGAAGTTTTCATCTGAACGTCTAGTCATCTATTGTATGCCTCATGTTTACATTCTAAAAAGAATTGTTCGTATTCTGGGAAGGTTTTCACAAAATTTGTATTTCTTCTCTTATCGTGTTCTTGAATGAAACGATAAAAGTTTTCTTTATTGTCACGAAGTTGTTGACTATCTATACCTTCCTCCATCAAGGCTAGATTACGCTTCAACTTTAAAATTTCATATGGCTTGAATCCCGTGAATGTCTCGGAGTAATCTTCACCCTGAACATTGTCTTCCATGAATTTAATGATATCCTGTATTTTTTCAACACCTTCCGGTCCTGCATTTTGAATCATGAACCATGTGGGATATCGAAGAACTGGAATATCAAACCAAATTCTCTGAAATTTCTTTTTTACAAAAGGAGGATGTACAACACCGTGTGTGGGAGCAACTTCTACAACATAATCTTGTTGGTGCTTACCTCCAAATTCTTCGCGCAGGTCTAGGATCATCTGTAAAAACTGTTTCAAACTAGGAATACTGAGAATATTGAATGTATTGATGAAACTTACACTTGTATGTCGTGTTTCTCTCAAAAACGTTCTCACATTATTCAGTAATCTTGGAAATTCCATACCATGACGCATATACTCAGCTTGCTCACCATAACCATCACAACTCACAAATAACATGAAGTGTTTGAAGGCAGATTGAATATACCAGTTGTTATTCGTTTCAGGATTTACGTTGTGTGTATCTTCAAAAACACGGATGGTTTCCATGTCTTTAACTGTGCTCATGAATTTTTCAAATAATTCTTGACGCGGAGGACACATGTTAGAAGTAATGGATAACTCTATCTGTCCATGGGGGTGATTGTTAACATAGTCTAGAACCTTATAGGTATTGGCATCCATTAAAGGTTCGCCGCCCGTCATTCGAAATACACGGAGATTATGATAAATTTGTGGCCACCAGTCCCAAAATGCCTGAACATACGGATTATCTTTCTGTGCAACGTCCAAAGGCATCAAATTCATATTTTCTAACGCCTTAACATCATTGTGTTCAAAATTTTTCAATGCATAGGGACCAAATGTTTTGACTTCATCATGCCAGGTGGTACTTAAATGCGGGCTGCAGTACATACACTTGAAATTACAGGCTTGATTGAAGTTTACCTCAACATATCTTGGCGACACATCCCATTCAGCCCCATTTTTCACAACCTCATCAAATACAGGTGCAGCCCACCATTCACTACTTCTATAATGACGGTCGCTCATATGCCCCTCTACACCTCCGCCGGGTGCATCTTCCATTTTCCAACAATAAGAACAACCAGCAGGACGTTTTCCCTCCATCATCATCCGTCGTTCTTCAATTTTTTGAGGTGTATTATGTAACACACCCGGATTCTTTTTCAAAAGTTCAACCGGGATGGAATGTGTGGGCGGGTGATAGCAACTCTGTGTTCTTCCTTGAGGCAAATGTAGAGAAACCTGAAGCCATTTTGCAAGACACATTGAGGAACTTACACCATTCAATTTTTCACGCATTATTTCTGCGCTATTATGATATTCTATAGTCATGAGTGCACATATTTAAAAGTTTGTACAGTAAAAAATCACTTCACACCTATAATCATAAAACGAGTAAATTGTTTACAATCTAAAGATCCAGTCATACGAACATTCATTAGAATGAACGGCGCATAAAATTCTTCCAACGTGTCTACACAATTAACATGTTCATCACAATCAAAATAGTTATTGCTTTGCAAAGCAATAACAGTATTATTGGGTATTTTTCTATACCAGGTATCAAGAATTTTTTGGTTTACGTGTTCAACTGAAGTATTAATTACCAAAGAATCATCGCTATAATCAGAAAAATTTTCCATTTTTTCTGTGATAAAGTTTATTCTAGAATCATGATTACATAATGCAGCTCCTATTGCTGTACATTCAGGATCCTGGTCAATAGAAAAAACTTTCACATGGGGATATGTATCCACTATCATTTGTGATAGAATTCCGTACCATCCCCCGAATATGTATACGTTTGAAAAATTTTTAGTGTTGGTATTACAAAGATTTTCCACTAACCAAACCTTACTTTTAATTTGGCTCTCCCAAAAATTTTCTAAAATACGATATTGTTTAGAAGAATCATGTTGATAGCTACGAATAACATTCATCCATTGAATGATTCTTTCAGGTGCTATTGTAACAGTTTTCATGGATAAATGAATTCATCGTTATTGTTCTTTTTTTGTCTGTAAAATTTATAATCTAGCAACTTTGTGATAAGCCAATCAACAATTTTATCTACAATTTTCATCATCGCACCGTATATTGCTCCAAAGAGCGGTTAAGGACATTGTTTACTTGGATGAATTGTGCCTTTTCAGACATTTCCGAGATATTTATCGCGTCAATATAGGCACATGTTGAACGAATTCCGCCTAAAATGTCAATAACAGTGTGTTCTACTAGTCCCTTGTATGGAATTTGTACGACACGCCCCTCGGAAGCGCGGTAATTTTTCACTTGATTGTGCTTTTGTTGAGCTGCATGGCTGCTCATGCCGTAAAAAGTCACTTTTCCATCACGAATTTCTTGTTCCGACTCATCATGGCCGGCAAAAATACTGCCTGCCATCACCATTTGTGCTCCTACGGCCAGTGCTTTTGAGAAATCACCAGGAAAAACACACCCGCCGTCGCTCTGAACGCCGCCTCCTACGCCTTCAGCAGCAGGAACACACTCCATGAGAGCAGAAAATTGCGGATAACCCACACCCGCAACACGCCGTGTAGTACATACAGCACCGGTTCCAATGCCCACGCGCGCTAAATCTGCGCCTGACAGGATCACACGCTCAACTGCCTCAGGTGTAACTACGGTTCCTGCCATGATGAAGGCGTCAGGTATGCTCTCGCGCACACGCGAAACGAAATCATAGAAGGTGTTCATGTAACCATTCGCCACATCAATGACAATTTTCGGCTTCAATCCCTTGTTACGCATATATTGTGACACATCCAACGCCTTACACAGGTCATCATCACTCATACCAATTGTTAAGAAGGCATGAGAGATATCTTCTTGCACCATCCAATCATCTAACATGTGATGTTTTGTAATGGCAGTAAACATATCAAACTTCTTCAATGCGCGATGCATACTAAATGTACCGACACCATCCATATTGGCAGCAATGATGGGGACACCCGTGATGGATGTACCCCACTTGCCTTGGATTGTTGTAGTCACATCTACCTGACTACGTGATGTAATGTCAGAAAATTGTGGCACAATTAAGACATCATCAAAATCCAACTTGACCATATTATGACGCCTTCTTGGTTACAGTTTCATACAACTGCTCAAAATCCTTATGCAGTTCAACTTCTTCACTGTAATTGCCCTTGTGGTAGGTGCGTGCCAACTTGTTGAGCACCTTACGATTCAATTGTAGGTCGTCGCAGACATCGTTCTTTAATGTTTTCATCAGGTCACGCTCCGCCTCAACGCGGGTCATGCTGGCCGAAATTTCCTTTAAGGCATCAAGTAACTTCAGCTTATCTTCAGGTGATGCAGGTAGAGTCATGTTCTATGTTCCTCAAGTCAAAGTTTTTCCCTGGGTCATGTTTTCTGCCCCGAGGCCATGCAATATCTGAATGACCTAGTATGGGTTTCTCAACATTATCAGGATACCGCAATCTAATATAAGATAATAAATTTTTCAAGCTCTCGTACTGCTTACAGCTATAATTGGTGGAATTTGTTCCTTGTAGTGCAATGGCTATGCTAAAGCCATTCCAACCAAACATACCACCCCAACGTGAATCGCCTGCATGTTTTGCACTATGGCGTAAATCCATGAATTGAAAAATTGACCCATCAGTTTGGATGAAATAATGGTATGCCAATTTTCTTGCCCGTAAAACCAATCGTGTTGCACTCGCATTTAAATTCCCTCCATCATTATGAATAACAACATAATTTTTTGTTGTGTCACGGGGAACCTTACCCGGCAAGAAATTCTTTTTTATCTTTGGTTCTGCCGCTGCGAGTTGTAGCATCACTGCTAGTGATAGTGTTGCCAGCATCTAGTTCTCCTTTTGTGGGGATGATGAACCAGGCGGCAAAATATGCAATCACAATGGGCACCGGGGTGAACAATAGGCAAAATGCTGCAATGCGTACGACAGTAACATCCCAATCGTACATCTCACCAATACCGCCACATACTCCCCCAAACTTCTTGTTAGTTTCACTTCTATACCATTTCATGTTGTATCTCCCGATATTTCATCAGTGCAAGTTCTTTCGCCTTGGTCTCAAGGTCTATGTCAATATTTAGTCCATAATCATCAATGAAGTTGAATGCATAATCAGAATGGGCACGAGGATTGCCCTGTACATTCTCATTGAGATTTTTACTTTCGCTGTAGTGAAACAGCGGCGTACAATCCCACGTGGTTGCTGCCAAATGCGCGGCACCATGACTTGTCATACCATCAGGATGAAAGGTATGATGAAAATAGTCAAAGGTGATGGGTGTATTGATTTGTGAATAAATGTCATCATACAATTGCTTAACCGAGAAGGCATTCGCCTTGTCATCATTCTCCACAACCAATCGCTTTTGTGTATCTTCCTTGAGCATATGGAATCGGTCAATGAATCGGTCAATGACATCCTTACTGTAATTCATCCCGACATGAATGTTTAGTGGATAATAATGATTGGCAGGTAATTGCATCATAGCCATCAAATCATTGTGATGATTCAAGTCATGAATAGAACGCCGAGCCACCTCATCCTTCACAGTGCCGAGTTTGACAAAATGGTCAGGATGAAATGAGACACGTTGACCACTGTCACGAATAATTTTACCGGCATCCTTCATGATATCTACAATGTCAACCATGTCAGGTAAATCATCAATCACATATTCTGAATTCCATGGGAAGATGTTACTGCCAATACGAAACACCTTGATGTTATTTGCAACATTCCAATTCAAGATAGCCACCAAGTCCTTGGCATTCTGTAAGGCTAAAGCGGACGTGCGAACCAAACCTGTATCCTGTTGGAATGAGGCCTGGCGCATCGTCCGCCCAGTGGTGATTTTTTGCTTACCTAGTGTGACATTGATGCAACAGTAACCTACCTGATGTGGCATAACACCTCACGATTAGAGTCATATTGTAATATAACACCTTTAGGTGGTGTTGTCAAGGCATCACTACTTAGATTTTTTAGGTTTGCGAAGATGTGGTTTCACGCGAACCTTCTTCACAGTTCCTGTTTTCTTATTCTTTATTTTACGCCAAACTTCAGCGATATATTTATTCGCCATTATCTCTTTCTGCGAATATTGCGTGCTCGACGCTTTTTGCTACCAACCTTTCGCCGGCCTTTACGTGGACGGTTCTTGTGTGGGTGTGGCATCATTCCTCCTGTTTATCAGTTGAATTATTTTTTAAAGTTTCTGGATATAGAATTTCAAAATCTCCAGAATATAGAGGTTGTAGTATTTCAACAATCTTTTGAAGAAGAACTATATTATCTCTTGAAAGAATAGCATTTTTATTAAAACTCCCCGTATGCCATTCAAAAAATTTATCATGTATAACATGAGACAATGAGGTGATATTCACTATACGGTATTTTTTTGGGTCACCTTTTGTGTACTTGAAATAATTTATTAGTGGCACCGTATGGGTATCATACTGTAGTAAATCATATAATTCATAATCCTTATATGAGGAAAGAAAATTATATGCACTTGAAATTAAATCAGGATGTTTGTTGAAAGATAATTTTAGAAATGCTTCTGAATATAACTTATCATTTGTTAAATTATATTTAAGATTACTAGCATCTACTTTATCCCTGTAGACGAATACATTATACCAAGCCATAAATCTATCAACAGGATCTCTATAAATGAAATATCTTTCTTTTATAGAAGGGTCATCTATTAACTCATTAGATGACTCATCACGTATAGCCAATTGTTTATATCCCTTTTTATTAAAAAAATTTTCTAAAAAAGTGGATCCGCACTTATTGGCATATACCCACAATATACCTCGAGGTATAGAAAAATTTCCGAAAAAAGAAGGAAGTGTCTGATCCATCTTTATCCCATGTTAAACGTTATACGACACATTTTGTCGGATGCACTGTTCCTTAAGAGCCTCAACATGGTTCTTGCTCAATTCGGTTGCCATCTTCATCAATTCTGGGATGTTCTCCCGTGTAAGTTGCACTTCGTTTGGATGCATTATAACTCTCCGTGTTAGGTAATCCGCTATACTCACAAATTTCTTCTTGTTTTCCAAAGATTCTATCCCAATTGTCATTGTAGATATTTTTATCTACACTTAACGGTCTGGGTGCATCTCCTTTACCATTCATAAATTATTCCTCTCAAATGCCCATGTTCTTTCAACACAACCAATACATTTACTGCAATGTGATATTTTATCTATGAAACAACTATGTGTCATATTCAATAATTCTAATAACCCTTCATTTTTGTACATCTCAATGATTCTATCTTTTTGTAATCCTTTAAAAGGTAGAACTATTTTATTGTTATTTAAATATTCGCGTTTAGGTAAATGGTCCATATGTTCATTGCTGCCAATATATAACATATCAACTTCCACCTTTGCTAAATGTAGTGCCCATCTAATAAACGTTCTATCCTTATCTTCTTTTGTATTCTTCACAGGGATTGTAAAAGGAAAATTCACACTAACATTATTATTTTCATTTATATATGTTACTATGTTTTCTATTCTGTCTAAGTTAATGGAAGGGTCAAGTACAGTATAAAGTTGTAACACATTATCTTCTTTAGACAATCGGTTCAACAACAAAGTACTCTCAACCCCTCCCGTAAAAAACAATCCAACTTTCATCAATCTTGTAAATCTTTATCTAATCCAAAAGAAACGTAATTATACCATAGACGTTCATGGAAATAATATAAGGCAATTTTTGTGATGACTTCCACGCCCCCCACTGATACACCAATTTTCCAACTGCCGGAAATTAATCCGGCAATTATCATGGTATCTATAGTACCTAGTATTCGCCAACTAATGGCTTTGGCAATGTGTCGTTTACGCTGAACCATTACAATCCCATCTCCTTACGCACGTTAGTTGCCGAGATGGATTCTGTTTGGGCATCTAGATGAATTTGTTCCACCTTGTACCCAACATCTCGCCCATAATACACACCGGTGATGTTAGGAAGATAATAGATGTGATACCGTCCTTCATACTTGTCGCGCAATTTTTCATCAATGAAATTTTCAACTTCATATGAAGTAAACGGATTCTTTGCATCCGTGCCGTGAGTGTCACGGATACCAATCAACACCTGCCCTTCCTTTTCCAAGATGGTTTCAAACAACTTCACATGCCCATCATGGAAGGGTTGAAAACGTCCAATCATCAATCCTGTGGGTGCCTTCCAATTGAACACAGGCCTCGGAGCAAACGTCTTTTCAATCTTGGCAACAATGTCATCTGTCTGAACATTTACATCGCCCCAAGCTGTGATTTCAACATCAACAAAATCTGGGCGAATAAACACCTTATTGGTATCTTCAAATCGTCCTGCCTCAATGGTGTTCATGAACACGACGAAATCAGGTTCAAATGCCCAGCGCGTATCTGGTGTGGGGCATACAAAATCAGCAACACTATATTCCGTGTTGGCTACATGTGATAAGTCGCGCATGCGTGAAGCCTGACGAATTCTTCCTTCTTCTGAAAAGTCCCAATCATTGAACATCTTACGCACTTCATCGGCATTGAAATATGCCGCCTTGAGCTTTTCAGCAAGCACCTTTGCCAAGGTGGTCTTGCCTGAACCAGGTAATCCCATAACTAAAATTTTCATACTGTCTCCGGTGAAGTTGACCAAACAATGCTATTCAGTTTATACTTATATTCATTACGAATTGTCCTTTCTACAAATCGCCTAAAATCATCAACATTACGGAACATATGATTTGTTCCTTGATGCACAACACCAAACACACCCACTACTTCCAATACATCCACCTTGTTGATAATTAAATCTGTAACGTCATTCACATGCATGGCTTGAATGACATCATCAAGATGTAACCAGCGCACCTGTCGCTTTCTGCCTGTCGTGGCGCCAAATTCTTGCCCCACTTCTTGAATGGATGCAAACACAGCATCATCTTGTGTGTAATGTGTTTTAAATCCTGAGTAGGTTTCATATGCCTTCATGACACCATACACATTGCGCCATGTGCGCGGAGCAATACCATTCAATGCCACGGCGCCTGTTGTGCAATGTGAACTTGTGACATAGGGATAATCTCCCCAATCAATGTCAATTTGAAATCCTTGAGCTCCCTCACACAATACAGTTAATTCACGCGGCATCTGAAAAAAATATTGGGCAACATCAATTACGCCATAGGGCCGGGTGAAATCATTGAATGTAACTAAATCACCCAGACGATTTCCTGTACGGGCATACTTGTCCCGATAGGTGGGACCAATGCCTTGGCGTGTTGTCCCAATTTTATTATCTTGACCATCTTCGGCAATATGGGCGGGTGCCGTGATGTGACAACGCTTATCAACATAAATGTTGGTTTCAAATCCCAATTTCTTCAACATGTTAATTTCTTCAACCAAGGCTGGAATATTTACGACACACCCAGGACCAATAATGCAGGGAATGTTGTAGAACACCCCCACAGGAACTTGATGTGTCACCACCTTTTGTCCTTCATGATAGATGGTGTGTCCGGCATTGGCGCCGCCATTGAAACGTAAGACTACATCATAGTCACGCTGTTTTGCCAAATGATGTGACACCTTACCCTTTCCTGTGTCACCTGCCTGTAAATCAATTACAATGTCTGCATGTTTAATCATAATATAATCCTATGTGTAGTTATGCCGAGAAACTTGACCCACATCCGCATCCGCCTGTGGCGTTGGGATTTTTAAATGTAAATCCGGATTCCGTCAATGTCTTGACATAATCCAATTCAGCACCTTCAAGATATTGCGCTGAGAAAGGATCAACAATGATTTTCACATCGGCGGCGGCATCAATGAGCACATCATCATCGGCAGCAACATCTTCCAACATGAGTGTATATTTAAATCCTGAACATCCGCCGGGCATGACACCCATGCGATAATGTTGAACATCATGCTCCTTGTTGGCACGGAGTTCTGTGATGGCGTTATCAGTTACGTGAATATTCATTATCGTCCTCGGTTAACAAAACGAATTAAAGTTTGTACTGCTTGTGTGTTTTCTGGGCGGACAAATTCCAATCGTCCTGCCGTCTTGTGGTCATACACCATGGCGCCTACATATTTCTGAACACCCGAACATCCCACACATGTTTGTGTGTCAGG